CTCAAGAACGCTGTCACACTCCGAAACAACGTCGTAGGTGATACCTACAAATTCCGTCGTATGGGCAAAGGTCTTGCAAACCAGAAGACTAGCTCCGCTGATGTTGACCCAATGGACGTAGGACACGAGTTCAAGACTGCGACTCTCGCAAACTGGAACGCGCCTGAGTACACAGACATCTTTGACGCACAAGAAGTTAACTTTGACGAGAAGCAAGAGCTGGCAACCACAATTGCTGGTGCCTTGGGTCGTCGTTGTGATCAGCTTGTCATCGACGCGATGGACGCTTGTACTCCACTGACAACTGCTGTTGCCGCTGGTGGTACTAACTTAACTATCGCCAAGGTTAATTCAGCTCAAGTTGAGTTGCGTGATCAAGGTGTTCCAAACACTGAGCTTTTCGCTGTAATTGAAGCTGGTGGTCTGGGCGGTCTGTTGAACGACGAGAAGGCAACTTCTGGCGACTATCAGGCTATCAAGGCTCTCGTATCTGGTGAGATCAACACTCTTGTGGGCTTCCAGTTCATCATCCTTGAGACCCGTGCCGAAGGCGGTCTGACTGAAGCAAGCAACGTCGTTGACTCTTGGTTCTTCCAGCGTCCATCGGTTGGCCTTGCTGTCGGTATCGACATGAAGACTGAAATCAACTACGTCGCACAGAAAACTTCTTGGCTTACTAACGGTATGCTCAAGGCTGGTTCTGTTGTACGTGACGAAGGTGGTTTGGTTAAGGTCCAGTACGACAAGACTGCATAAGTCTTACCCGGCCCCTTCGGGGGCCATTCTATTTCTAGGTGAGTTATGGCGAGCAAGATCGACTTAATTAGCAATGCGCTTATTCTGATCGGGGATACTCCGATTAATTCACTGACGGGTGGATCACGGCGCGAGACTGTCGCAAACAATCTGTATGACAATATCGTCCAGAACGAGCTAACCAAGCATCGTTGGGGCTTTGCACGTCGTAAGGCGCAGATATCTAAGCTGACAGACACCCCGATTGACCCGAATGGCTGGAACAGCATTTACCAGCTACCCACTGATTTACTGTTCCTGATCACTGTTTCCCCTGATGCTAGTTATCAGGTGTACGGTGACAAGGTTTACAGCAACTCTTCACAAGCCCTATACGCTGACTACATTGCAAACGTCACTGAGGACGAGTGGCCTGTGTATTTTTCAAAGATGATCGAGTACGCATTGGCTATGGACTTCGCGGCGAGCATTAGAGACAGCTCTGCGGCAAGAGGTGAGATGGCGGCGGCTTATGTGAATGCGTCCCGTATGGCGCGTTTCACGGACTCTCAGCAACATCCCACGCAACCGATACGAAGTAACCCATTTACTAATGTGAGGTTCTAATGGCTAAGACTCGATTCATTCAGTCTAGCTTTGTAAGTGGCGAGCTATCTCCGCTTCTCAAGGGTCGTGTTGATATCAACCAGTATTATCAGGCGGTAGAGACTGCCGATAATGTTGTGATTGTCCCTCAAGGCGGCATGAAGCGTCGTCCTGGTACTGAGTACATTGGGACAGTGGTTGAGAACCTGAGCCGATACAAGGGCGCTCCCACCATGCCTAACGGCGGGTCAACGTCGATTATTAATGACGGCAATGATGCAACCACGACCTCGACAACGACTCCAATCGGCACGACTAATCCGTACTCTGTTGTTGAGTACGACTTTGGCAGTCCTGTTTGGAGAGACTTCTTTGATCTGCGCCAGATCAGCCTGTCATCCGGTTCGAGCGATGAGTTTAAGATTCAGAAGTCTACCGATGGCATTAACTGGTCAGACGTTGAAGATGTGCCACTGATTGGAACCTCTCCACAAAACATCCGGGTGACGTTAGTACAGCCGCTTGGAGAGTTTACTGAGGCGCGTTACTGGAGACTTGCTCGGGTTGGCTCGTCCAACTTGGGATCGGCAACGGTCACTGCCGCTGATGTCAACGCTAGGTATCAGAACGGAACCCTTGAAGCACCCAAGCTAATCGACTTCAGTGTTGAAGATGACCGGCATTACTTGATGGAGTTCACGTCAGACAACATCAGGGTTTATCGCTCTCCCAGTACCTTCGTTGCGGATATCAAGCCAACATACTCAAGCCTTGACGAGGCTGACGTTCTGAACATCCGAGCGGCTCAGATTGAAAACGTTATGCTGGTATTCGGCAACTTTGAGCCAATGCGTCTAGTTAATCTAGGAACAGATGCGGATTGGTTCTTAGACAGCATCCCGTTCATTAACGTCCCACAGTACGACTTCGACGATGCACAAAGTCCAACGCCTGTTAACGAAGTTCAGATCATGGACATCGGGCATGGGGGCGGGTCGTGGAAGAAAGGCGAGCGTTTTGAGTTTGATATCGAGGGTGTAACGTCTAAGTCGATTACGTTTGCGGGCGATGTTGGCGCAGACGAGCAATCTGCGACGGTCTTCAATATCCAAAAGAATCTGCAAGAGATGCCGGTCTTTGGTGAGACGGGTGTGTCGGTGGCAAGAACAGGCACCTTAACGTACACGATCACGATATCAGGCGAATCGACAAAAGACTTCGAGCTGTTTTCTGCGTATGTGACCGAAGGCTCAACAAGCCACGAGATTGAGTTTACAAAAGTTCCGCCTGCTGGCTCTCCGCGTAAAGAGGATGTTTGGTCTGCTACTCGTGGATATCCAAAGAGCGCGTGTTTTTACGAAGGCCGATTGGTACTTGGTGGCACTGAGTCTAAGCCACAGTCAATCTTCATGTCTAAGACCGGATCATTCTTTGACTTCGACATTGATGACGGAGATGACGATGAGGCAATCTTTGCGACTATTTCTTCACGCAAGCTGAATGACATCATTGATGTGTACCCCGGTCGTAACTTGCAGATCTTTACGTCGGGTGCTGAGTTTTCAATTACTAGCAGACCTGTCACCCCATCGAATATCAGCATCCAGCCACAGACATCGCATGGCGCAAGCAACATTGAGGTGCAGGATGTTGATGGCTCGACCATATTCATAGACCGGCACGGCAAAGCCCTTCTGGGCTTCCTGTATTCGTTCAACGAGGACGCTTACACCACAGATGATAGGTCGGTACTGGCCTCACATTTAATCAACCAGCCGGTCGATATGGCGCTTCTAGCGGGTACTGCGAGTGATGACGCTAACTGGCTGTTCATTGTTAATGGTGATGGTACGGCTACGATCCTAAATACCCTGAGAAGTCAGGACATTAACGGCTACACCAAGTGGACAACTGACGGAAACATTAAGAGTGTCTGCGTTGTGGATGAAGAGCTGTATATGTCGGTTGAGCGCGAGGTAGATGGCTCGACACTTATGTACATTGAGCGCTGGGACTTCACCCATAAGCTAGATTGCTCCGTCAAAAAGACAGCCGCCCAGCTTGGTATCGGCGCAGTCACGCACTTATTCAATGAGCAAGTGCAAATTATTGTTGATGACAAAGGATATGTATTGCCACCCAGAACTGTTGGGACATCTAATGTGATTACCTTAGACCCTGATGAGGTATATGCCGGTGATTACGAGGTTGGTTTGTTATTCACGCCGACTATCAAGCCTATGCCTTTGAATACAAACATCGGATCAGGCCAGAACCAGATGCGCTTGAAGAAGATTGTTCGCATGAACGTACGTGTTTACGAGTCTTCTGGCATAACCATTGACGGCATCCCTGTACCTATCCGGGCATTTGGTCCTTCTGGGGATGAGTCACCATTAAGTCCCGAGTCTATTGTCCCCACAAGTGGCATAATAGAGGATGTTTACGATATTAACGGATGGAGCAGAGAGATCATGCCGACAATTACTTGTCCTGATCCTACTCCAATGCACATACAGATGATTGAATACGAAGTTGAGGGTAACTGATGAACCTCGCCCTACAGGATGGAATCTTCAAAGCGCAGGACTTGATGCTTCAGATGCCTCAAGTTGAGTGCGAAGTGTTCCATCATTTTTCTGACGGTCTATATGCGCGGGAATTACACATACCGGAAGGCGTTGTTTTGGTTGGAGCGTTGCATAAAACGCGGCATATGTTTTTTGTTCAGAAAGGCCAATGCACTGTAATCACACATGAAGGCGAAGAAACAATTACTGCGCCATATATGGGCGAGACAGTTCCGGGTATTAAGCGAATCATTCGTGCTGATACCGATTGCGTATGGATTGGGTTTCACGTTACCGATAAAACAGAACCCGATGAGATCGGTAAGGACATATTAGAGGATTGGGTATGTGGGTAATAACAGCGATTGCCGTAGCGGGAGCCGGTGTTTCAGCTTATGGGCAGGTGCAAGCTGGCAAAGCACAAGAACAACAGATGAAAGAGCAAGCGAAACAAGAAGAGTTTGCGGCTCAGAGTCAGGAGCTACAGCGTCGGCAGGAGTTGAACCGGGCGCTAGCGGCTAACGCGGCGGCATTATCTACAGCAGGAATATCTGGGGAAGGTACGCCAGCTAGTCTGGCATTGGAAAGCGCAAAGAAAGCAGGGCTTAGTGAGGCGACTATTGATTTGTCAGAAAAACTAAGACAGTCAGCATTGATACGTGCAGGAAAAACAGCTAAACAAACTGCGTATATAGGAGCGGCGAGTAGTCTGCTGAGTGGCGCGGGGAGCATAGCGGCTTTAGGTAGTACGCCAAGCAAGCCGTCGGGTGGATCGAAAGGCGGATCTTCTGGCGGCGGTCCAAAGTTTTAAGGATAAGTAGATGGCTCAGAAGCGCATTGATTACTACGGCAGGTTTACACCAACAGGTGTAGATACGTCTCAGGCTAAACGCTTGCAGGCTCTTTCTGGCTTGGCTGAACAGGTCGGGGACATTGCGTTTGAGGTTGGCGCTAAGATTCAAACTAAGCGCGGTCAAGAAGCTGGTCTTGCGGCTGGGGCAGAGGCTATAAAAACGGGAGAGGCACCAGAAGCAAAAGAGGGTTTCTTATCTCAAATATCTGTATTCGATCAGGCATACAATGACGCTATGCGCGAGTCGTATATCGCTGGCGTAAACAACGACGCTAGAGAAAACATTTCTCGCATTGCCGCAGAGAACTATCGCGATATTGAAGGCTTCGAAAAGAACGTCGCAAAGTATCGGCAAGGACTAATAACCTCAGTAGGCGAAGATTTTTCCGATGCTGTTACCGTCTCAATGGATTCACTTATTAGCTCTGCACGGATAGGCGTACAGAACGAAGTCGCTACTTTTAATTTACAAAAAGCGAAGGATGAGCTAACGCAGGGCGCGGCAAACGCGCTTGATAATGCAATTAAACTTGGAATGCTTGGCGATC